GGTTCAACACCAACATTATTGACGCCACAATCGTGTGCAGAATACTTGCCGGCGGCCCTGGCAACAGCGATGCCCTTGATTACCTTATGACACAAGCCGACATCATCATTGAAAATGTTGCCGGCATTATCGACGCTCGGCCTTCGGCTGCGCTGATCGGTGAACAACAAATCCCCGCATACGACCTTACGGTCAGAGTTTCAACAAGGAGAAACTGAAATGGCAACAACCACCGTGCTCAGCCAACCGGCTTTGCTCATTAACTCAATTGATTACAGCGACCAATGTACCTCAGCGGTCGTCACCATCAACTTTGAACAGCTTGAAGCAACTTCGTTTGCTGAAGGCTCACGCAAATACACCGCCGGTCTCGGCAACCATGAGGTCACCTGCACACTCATGTTGGCCTATGGCACCAGCGAAGTCGAAGAAAACCTCGCCGCTCTTGTTGGCACCACAACCGACGTTGTTGTGTACGCCACCGACAGCACCACGCCAGGTGTAGCAAACCCTGAATACACGTTTACCGGCATGTACCTCGCCAGCATCACCCCGATTAACGGCGCACTCGGTGCATTGCAGACCATCGATCTGTCATTCGCCGGCGGCACCTACGTTCGGGCCACCGCCTAAAATAACAACATAGAAAGCACCGACAATGCAACTCAACATTCAAGTCACCACAGCAGACGACCAATATCAGGTAGAAACAAACCTGTTCACAATCGTGGCATGGGAAAGAAAATTCAAAACAAAAGCCAGCAACCTAGCGCAAGGCATCGGGATGGAAGATCTTGCCTACCTGGCCTACGAATCATCAAAACAAGCCGGCCATGTTGTGCCAGCCGTGTTTGATGATTTTGTCAAGAAAGTTGTGAAACTCGAGGTGATTGGAGAAGGCGACGAACGCCCTACCAACGAGGCACCCACCGACGAGCACTAGCAGAACTGCTAGTTGCCGTTGGTTGGTGGCCTCATCACATAGAGTTCGACGTGAAAGACCTGTACACCGTAAATGACGTAGTGAAAGAACAGAACCGTGCTAAAAGGCGTTGAAATCGACACAGAAGGCATCGGTGTCGTTGTGCGCTATCTCCGCAAGGTAGAACCCGAACTAGCACGCCTGTTGCCACGCGAAATGAAATCAGCAGCACGACCAGTTGTTGATCGAGCACGCGAACTTGTACCACAACCCACAGCCCTGACCAATTGGGGTAAGTGGACATTGGCACGTTCAAGTGGCGGTGACCGTGCATGGACAAAAAAAGCACGTTCAGGCATCGTCGCCCAAACAGATGTTCGACCCATCGGCCCGGACAACAAAATCAACCTGTTGTCAATTATTCAAAAAGACGGTGCCGGCGCAATCTACGAAAACGCAGGCCGCCACCCGCAAGCCGATACAGCACGGGGCCGTGCATTCATTCGCAACCTCAACGCCAAACACGGCGAATCACCACGCTATTTGTGGCCTGCCGTTGAACAGAACCTGTTCTATCTGAACAGAGAGCTGCAAGACGTTATCGACAAATGGTCGTTGGAACTTGAAAAAGCATTAGACAGGGCAGCATGACATGGCACGCATACCATTAGTTACCGAGTTCGAAGCCAAAGGCCTTGACCGTGCCATCAAAGAGTTCAAAAAACTAGAAGGCGCAGGCGCAAAAGCCGGCTACGCATTGAAACAAGCGTTTCTGCCGGCCACCGCTGCTCTTGCCGGTTTAACAGCCGCAGCAGGTCTGTCGGTCAAAGCAGCGATTGAGGACACCGCACAACAAGCAGAGTTAGCGCGGACACTCAAAGCGACAACCGAAGCAACCGAAGCACAGGTCGCGGCCGTTGAAACGTACATTGCAGAAACCGAAAAAGCGGCAGCCGTAAGCGATAGTGAACTTCGGCCGGCGTTCGCAAATTTGGTGCGTGCGACAGGTGACGTGACGGAAGCGCAAGACTTGATGACGTTGGCGCTTGATGTTGCAGCTGCGACCGGCAAAGACCTTGAAACCGTTACTGAAGCATTGCAGGAAGGCTTTCAGGGCGAGGTTGGGCCACTCAAAGAACTTGACAAATCGTTGACCGACATGATTGCAAGCGGTGCGGATGCCGATGAGGTGATGGCACAGCTTGCAGCCACGTTTGGTGGTGCTGCTCAGGAATCAACCGAAACGCTTGAAGGCCGTTTCAAACTCATGAAAATCGAGTTGGACAACGCCAAAGAAGCGATCGGCATGGCCCTGTTGCCCGTGCTCGAGGAATTGTTGCCAATCCTTGAATCAATGGCAAACTTCATTGGAAACAACACAGATCTCATTGTGACCATCGGCGCTGTTGTCGGCACGCTCGCCGGCGCAATCGTGGCGCTGAACATCGCAATGTCAATCTACAACACGGTGCAAGCCGTCACCACCACGCTCAACGCTGTACTTGCCGGCTCATTCACGGCGCTGTGGGTTGCTACAGGTGTCGGCATCATTGTGGCGATCATTGCAGCCATCGTTGTGTTGCAAATGAAGTTCAACATTGTTGGCAAAGCTGTAGATGCACTCAAATGGGTATTTGAACAAGCGTGGGGCGTTATCAAAACGATGATCAACGGCGCCATTGACGGCATCAACTTGTTGATCAAAGCAATCAATCTGATTCCAGGCATTGACATACCTGAACTAACAAAGTTCGCTGACGACGTTGAAACAGCATCGGAGCGCGTCGATTATCTTGCAGAGCAATCGTTGCGAGCACTTGAACAAGAAAGCAAAGCAGCCGACGAAGCAATCGTTCCGCTTATGTATTCCATTGAAGGTGTGCGGCGTGCCGGCGACGACTGGGAAAGCACACTCGGCCGCGTCAACGTTGAAACCGACAAACTCAACGAAAGCGTTGAAACTGCAACGACACGCCTCGATCGTTTCTTTGATTCACTAGACAAACAAGAAGCAACCGACCAATTCGTCGAAGATCTCGGCGAAATACAAACCAAACTGCAAGGTGTTACCGAAGGTTCAGAAGCCTGGCAAGAAGCACAAAACGAGGCATACGAAGCGTTACGCACCTTGCGGGAAGGTCGCGAAGATCTTTCTGATGCATTCTTTGAGGTCCTGAAACTAGAAATTGACACAGGCGACCTTCAGCGCGCCGTGTCGCTCATGACGAACCTTGTTGATCTTGGCGGCAAAGAAATACCAAGCGACCTGTCAGCCTACGTACCAACATTTAACCTCGGCCAACAAATGGCACAAATCCCAATGTTTGCTGACGGCGGCATCGTTACCGCACCAACACTTGGCATCGTTGGCGAAGCCGGCCCCGAAGCCATCATCCCACTCAACCAAATGGGAAGAATGGGCGGCATGAACATCACAATCAACATGCCAGCCGGCTCTGATGGCGATGACATTGTTCGTGCGTTGCAAGACTACGGTCGGAAAAACGGCGCAATCAATGTGCCGATCACGGACACGTCGAGGCTGTAATGGCGGCGTTTGACCAGTACATCGTCACGTTTGGCGACCGTAACGGCTTTACGGACATTACGTCTGACGTGATGGGTTTTACCTCCAGCATTGAAGCTGGCATTGGTCAACTTGGCAAAATGAGCGCCGAGCTCACTATCAACAATAACGACGGTGATTACACACCTTCTGAAGGCGGCGGCAACGGCGCTTACAAAACAGTTGATTGGTACACGCAAGTACTTCGTATTAGAGCAGAAACACTCTCACGCGACGTTGAATTATTTAGCGGCGTTATTCGCGAAATTGACATTTCTGACAACGGTGTGAACAGCACCGTCAAGATAAAAGCGGTTGATTGGGCACAGACTGTTACAGGTGCCGCCGATGACATCACCGAGTTGCCGACATCCCATGCAATCGGTTTTGCCATTAATAATGTCTTGCGTGGGGTAAGCGGTTGGGGCGCTGGTGTTACGTTGCAAAGTTTTGGCGACATAGCCGCAACTAACAACCCGGTCGCGTTCACGCTCGGAGTTTCGACATCAAACGTTGGTCGCGTCGCACAAACAAACGTCGAAGCATTCGACATCATTACGCAAACCCTTTTGCCTGCCGGCCCGTTCGTAAACTATCCGGGCCAAATAAGTTTTCAAGCGTCGCCAAAATACAACATTTTCAATTATTTTCTCATTGACTCAACACTTAACAAAACAAGTTTTGTTGGGAATGTACAATTTAGCGAAACACCATCAGCCGCTTCACCGGCCACCACCGTGCTGCCAATCACAGCGCTAACCGTTGACTTCACGACCGACAACTTGACAAGCAGCACCGAAGTTACTTCTGGGATCAGCGGCCTAACAACACAAACTAACACAAACACAGATGCAGCAGAGAAATACGGTAGCCGCACCCGTGCCTACAGAAGTACCGCAAACGTGTCAAACGCCGATGTTGCAGACGTTGCCAGTTTTTGGACAAACCGACAGTCAACCGTCAGGTACACGCCATCCAGAATCAGTACAACAATTAGCGCAATTGAACAAGCGTGCGGTGATAACGCTTATCTTGCTCTCAGCTATTTGTTGAGTTTGGCCGAAATACCATTCTCGACAGCAACAATTACTTACACACCGACCGGCGGCACAGTAGTCGATTCTCACACCGTCATACAACGGCGCACGGTGCGCGCTACACCATCAGACACAACAATCACACTCGATTTGTTGCCGGCACAGGATTATCAGTCGTTCGTGTTGAATTCGAAAACTCTCGGCGTGTTGGGTGGCACGTTAGATACTTACGATAAAGCGACCTACACCTACGACGAAAACGTTCAATATGATGGGCTCCCCGTTCAAGGTAACAGATTAGGATAACAACATGGCAACAAATTGGCCTAATAGTGTGCAGACGTTCACGAACCCTACAGCGGGTTCGGCGTTGAACAGTCCTAGCCACGCAGACCAACATACAACGGTCAACGACACCGTGGAAGCGTTACAGACGTATTCGGGTGTTGTTTTGACTAGTGAACAGTCGTTTAGTTCTGTTGCGTCGCTGACGTTGAATAATTGTTTTAACAGCAATTACCGTAACTATCGTTTGGTTATGAATGTTATTGGGTCTGCCAATGGCGCATCATGCAATTTGCAGTTTCGGTCAGGTGGGTCAACTGACACTTCAGCAAATTACAACCGGCTCGGCTATTACTACACGACATCCTTTGCAAGTTTAAGCGCAACAGGTCAAACCTCTGCCTATGTTGTGGCATGGTCAAACACACAGTACAGCCCCGTCACAATGGACATTTTTACGCCGAATGAAGCAACAAACACAAGAATGTTGCACACAGCTGCACAATCTGATTCGAATTTGCTATTGAATCTTCACCATTACATTGCAACTGCTACAGCGTATGACGGAATTATCATTACGCCGAGTTCTGGCACAATGAGCGGACACATTTTAGTCATGGGGTACAACGGAACATGAGCACATGGACACGACAAGAACTAGAAGAACTACACCCTGACGGCACCGTGTCGGTACAGGTTGACGACACCGTTACCGTGATGACCAGCGAAGAATGGTCAGCGTGGATTGACCAACAGGTAGGCACCGAAAAACCTGACGAGGAGCCGACAGCATGACCGCATTACACGAACAGATTAGGATAAAAATATGGCCACAAAAACCTTTTCATCAGGCGATGTACTTACAGCGGCAGACACAAATACATATTTAAGCAACAGCGGCCTAGTATTTGTGACAGATTCAACATTCTCTGGAGTTGCTTCAGTAGCAATCGACAACTGTTTTACGCCAACGTTTTTTAACTATCGTGTTGTGCTCGCAATAACAACTGGTGCAGGCGGCCCCGCACAAATACAATTCCAAATGAGAGCAGGCGGCACACCAACTGCAGGTTCGTCCTATTTTGGGTACTATCGCGGCATTACATGGACTGGTGGAAACGATGTCACCGCAAACAATGGTGGCTCAAATTGGTTTTTGATGAGAACGAACGGTGCACAATGGGCAGGTGGAATAGATTTCGAAAACCCACGAACTGCTTCGAACACTTTTGTTCAATCTCTCGGTTGTGATACTTCGCAAACTTGGAACGCCGGCGGCTATCACAACTCGTCAACACAATTCGATGGTTTTAGTTTTAGTAATAGCGGGTCATCAACGATGGCCGGCACGGTCAAGGTTTATGGGTACAGGCAATCATGACAACACCACAAATTGCACAACATGATGCAGAAACGAACGAAACCGTTGTCAGAGACATGACACCGGAAGAAATTGAACTCATTTTGAATTCAAGCGACAACATCTCGCCGGCATGATACGCGCAACCATTCTCGTGCTCGTCGGCCTAACGATCACCGCTATCGGTATTTGGGGCTTACAGGAGTGAGGGCAGCCATGATGGCCGCAACAATCCTGATCACCGCCGGCTGTGGTTTTGATGGTGGTTATCGGTATCCGTGTCAAAATCCTGACAATTGGGCTACTGAGGATTGCTTGCCACCGAAGTGCAGCGTGTGGGGCACTTGCCCTGATGTTTTGGTGTATTCGTGTGGCATGAGATTAGGGAACAAGTGTCGAAATGTTTAGACCAGCGAACCGATATGAGGCTGAGGAACTGAAAGCACGTTTGGTGTTTGTTGTCGGTTGCGCTTTGGCGTTTTCGTTTGTGCTTGCAATGTCGGTCATTCTGTACGGTCTGTTGTTTGTTACGCAGCCGATCGAATACCAATCACCGAACGATGCTGCAGCATGGTCTGTGCTGAACCCGATGGTGCTATTTCTTACAGGCGCACTTTCAGGTGTGCTTGCCTCTAACGGCATGAAAGGAAAACGAAAAGATGACGAATGAACAGATGCGTGACTACGCCGAACGTGCTCTAGCAACCGCTGTGCAGGCCGGTATCGCGTCATACATGGTTGGTGCAGGCTGGAAAGCCGCCGGTGCAGCTGCGATCGGCGCAGGCCTCGCAGTAGTGAAGGCCGCGACAAAACAGCGTTTAGCAAAACCTAAGGTAGAAGAATGAGACCGTACACAGGATTCGACAAAATCGCCGACGGCAAAAAAGCCGGCACAGAGGCGTTTATTAAAGCAATCGAGGATGCTTCAGGCCGTCAAGCGTGGCGAAATGGGTCATTTGGAGTTAGACCCAAAAGAGGCTCACAGGCAGGCAATCTCAAAGGCATGAGCGTTCATGCGACCGCTCGAGCGGCAGACATTTCTCGCCGTGCATGGTCTGGCCGTCCCGGCTGCAGCCGTGCCGATTTTGAAAAGGTAATTGATTGGCTGATTTCGGTTGCTGATGACATCGGCCTTGAGTATTTAGCAGATTACGAATACGGCTCGGGTGGCCGCGGTTGGCGTTGCGATCGTGACGATTGGAACGTGTACAAGCCCGGTGTGATTAAGGGCGGCGGTTCAGGCGATTGGCTGCACTTAGAACTCGATGAGGCTCATGCCATAGCGACCGATTGGGTTGATGCCGCAATGTCATCGTTCCCGCTCGGTGCTCATGTACCAGCCGAGGACACCGTGACAGGTTGGAAAACATGCCGGCTCGGTGATCAAGGCGACAACGTGAAAGCCGTACAAACAGCGTTAGCAGCTGCCGGCTACAAAAACAGTTCATCCCGCAAATTGATCGTGGTTGATGGCGACTTCGGTGCGAACACAGACAAACGAGTACGCCAATACCAAAAGGACAACGGGCTAGTTGTTGACGGCATTGTCGGCCCACAAACCGCCGGCCACATGAACATTGCTTGACAATGTGACACCCTGAGCGCATAATGAGGTCTCCAGCCAACAACAAAAGGAGACCAAACATGCGCACCATAAGTGCTCTAGCCGTCGCTACGGCGGCATCGCTTTACGGGCTTTACGGCCCAACCTTCGTACCTGAACTACCCGCAAGCACAGCAACATCAGAACAGGTACAGCCGGCACCGAGTTTTATTCCTGTTTCAACGGTGCCGGCAACATCGCCTTCAGATGAGAACCGTATTCAAACATCTACTTCTGAAGTGACGGTAACGACCACCACTCTGCCATCGGTCTCCGTTGGCTGGAACGGCAAATGTGTGGAGTGGTGGTCAACCGCCGTTCGTATGGGCTGGCCCGAAGAGCTGCTGCCAACGCTCGGTGAAGTGATGTGGAACGAATCACGCTGCCAATCTGATGCCCACAACAAAGGTTCAGGCGATCACGGCCTAACACAAATCAACTGGGGCTACCACGCACAACGCACCGCCCAATTCGGTTTCAGTCGCAATGACCTGTATGTGCCGGCCGTGAACCTGATGATCGCGTATGACATTTACCTTGACGCGCTGGAGACTAGCCCTAGTTGCGGTTGGTGGCCGTGGAAAGCGTCAGGCAACTACTGCGGAGGTCGCTAATGAACCAGCCATCACTTTTCGACCAGCCGACACCGTTTGAGCGTGGCATGGAGCAATCTGCGAAAGCGGCACGCAAATGGACAGATGAACAGATCGCACTTGTTGATCGAGCAATCAAACGCGTCGCCTACTTCCGCCTCTATTGGACAGTAGACCAAGTGTGGGAACAACTGCCCGACGACTTCCCTGTCAACAAAGGCATCGGTGCCAGGCTTAACAAAGCGGCAAGAGCCGGCATGATACGGCCCACCGATCGGACTCAGATATCGAAACGAACCAATGAACACGGACACGGCCAACGCTTGACCGTGTGGGAAACAATAGAAAGGCCAGCAGATGCCCTTTGATTTATCCAGTTACCAAACTGTTGCCGAACGCCTACATTTGTGGCTGCAAGCCTGCAAAGGCCTTGAGGTACAGCCACGAGTGATCACAGACCTTGTGGAACGCTCTGAAGGCTGGTGCCTTTTTAAAGCATCGCTTTATGAGAATGATGTGTTGATATCGACAGGTTGGGCAGAAGAACACGCCACCGAACGCGGCGTGAACGCAACCAGCCACGTCGAAAACTGTGAAACATCAGCTGTAGGTCGGGCACTTGCGAACGCAGGCTGGGCAGGTAGCGACCCTGCGAAACGTGCCAGCCGTGAAGAAATGACCAAAGTAGAACGCCGCAACCCGATCACAGGCGCACCACCAAAACAAACCAGCCAACCCACATCCGCCGGCTCTAGGGCGAGACCTACAGAGAAGATGCAGGGTTTTCTGCAGGTGTTGAACGCACGCAAAGGCAACGTGATCGAGGAAGCCGAACTTGCTGAGATTTTGCGCAGTTACGACCGTACGAAAGCCGAAATTGACCGACTAAAAGAAATGGCTGATGTGAAATGAGCACTACCGAAGATTTGTTGTACGAAGCCGCCAAAGCAATGGCACGCGCCAAAGAACGCATTGAACAACTTGAGGCCGAACTATGCGAAGTACGTGCCGAAGTAGGCCGGCTTGAAACTTGTTGCAAGTGCAAATGACCCTCGCGACTTGAAATGAACAGCGCACCGCGACTAGGTTTCCGAACCTTACTAGACTCCAACAACTTACGTAACAGCACTTCGGGGTCTTTACCAACCGAAAAACACCGAGAACTGTTGCAAGAAGTTGACACGCCGAGCCCCTGTGGCGAAGGCGTAACCCTTTGCCCAGCGTGCAACGGTGCCGGCTACATCCGACTCGACGAACACCACGCCGAACAATGCGTGTTC